GGGGGGGGGCAGGTCCAGTAGCGCGCTTTTCAGCACACAATAGAGAACTCGAGCGAAACCCGAAGCAAAACCGACAATTGCTCGCACTGACTAGTGTCAATTCTCAATCCTGTCTAATTCTGGCAGCATATATAGAGTGAGATTTGAGCCACTTGGAATAGTCTCAGTGTGGCTCAGTGTCAAATCGTATGATGTAAAAACCGATCCAGACGGGGCAGTCGCGTAGGGGGCTGCGCCCCCTTACGATCCCTCCTAATGACTCTGGGGTGCGGGGTGGAACCCCCCGCGTAGCCCCTTGCGAGCCAACAGGTACCCAATAGATTACTCCAGCCAATACTATTTAATAATCCCTATTCCAACTTGACAGCTTTTATAGATAGAGAATTGAACCACTTTGGTTCGTCTCAGTGTGGCTCAGTGTCAAATCGCGTGATGGCACTGCACCGCCTTCTGATGCTTTGCAGTCCGTTGATGGCGCAAGAGGTATTCTCGGCGGACATCTTGGCCGCAATCGCATTTCACGAGTTCCGAGTTGTAGGCTCGGATACGCTCTTTGTTATTTATACGCCATATGGCTTGTGTCAATTTATAATCTTCATTCCTTACTCGCATACGATCTCGCTCACGAGCCTTTTGCTTGTTCCACTCTTCCCTCCCATTGACAAGATCGGCTGCGCTTGGAGGTATGAGATCGTTGAGTGTTGGTTGTATAAGGTCAATCCAGTATCGTTTACGAACATCCAGTTCGGTTTTGTTCTCGCACGGAAATTGCTCTATAGGAACAATCTTCCAAGACGACCATCCGTAGTTGTTGCGAATGTGTTGATACAAGACAGCGTTGTGTTCTTTGTGGTCTGGGTTGAGACAGGCTTTTTTGTGGTCTTTCTCGCGTTGCAAGAGGTTAGTGGTTGATCCAATGTAGAAGTCGCCTTTTCCGCTTTTCCGAACGAGTTTGTAGATGATGCTCTGGGAGTAGTCGGGGGTTCGCGGCATCCGATGCTGTGATGATATGTGGTGTCAATTTTTTAGATCAATTTGTGAATTTGTAGTAGCCGAGTTGAGGCGTTTCACATCCTTGATGGCCCGGAACCCATCACGGGTGTCGACACAAGCCTGACGATCCGGTGCAGGGACGCTGTTCGCTCCTTTGCAAATGGAGCATCTCTTGCGATGAAGACGAACAAATGTATCCTTTGAGCGTTCGTTGACGAACGTTCGTGCTTCTTCTTCACAAGGTAGTTGAAGCATCCACTCGGAGTTGACGACTTGCGTGTTGCCCTTCCGACCCATTACCTGCTGATATGTTAATACGTCTTGTCTCTGTTTGACGGCATCTAGGGAGTTTGCCCGTCGCTTCGGTCTCAAGATAACCAAGTGATGTCTCTGTCAAGACCCATACGCCAACAGACCCAGATGGTGTCAAACCAACAGCCGCTCGTATCTGCCCCCTTCATTACAAAACTAATTCGTTTGCGTGGAATGATGAACTGAAGTTCAGGGTCGTTGACGAACAACTGCCTGAAGTATTGCTTGTTGATGACGTTCGTCGGCAACAAGAGACAGAATGGGAGTTGTAGGTCTTTCAGCCGAGTTAGGATCTCACGCTTCGATGAAAAGGGAGGGTTAGACCAGACCCAGTCGCCCCGAGGCTCGGTCTGAAAGAAGTCCTCGGGCTCGTGATGCACCTTGAACCCCAGTTCTCGCATGTGCTGCCCCGACTTGCCATCGCCCCAGAAAGCTTCCCAAACAACTCCCTCCCGAGGCATCAACTCGGCGATATCAGCAAGAGCGGCTTTTGGCGTCATGTAGCAATCATCTTTCAGCCATTGTCCTTTTGTGTAGATCGGCATTGTGCTATCTTGTCTTCATAATAAACAATCTTTCGAGTTCCCGCAGCAACTACCATTCACTTCATCAATGTCGCACCGAACGCCGCTCTCTGCTTCAAGAGAGGCGTTGCCTTGTATTCACGACCAAAGACACGGAACATCTTGTTTGTCGGCACCTCGGCGATCTTTAGCAATTGACTGCGAGTGAACTTCTCATCTGGCTTGAGCCGCATCTGGCGACGCAGAGCGCCTGGGCGAAACTTCACAACCTTTTCATCGAGCAGCACAGATTCCTCACGCGCAGCCTTGCGGGGCGTGGGCGTTGGCTTGGGTTTTGGAGGGGACGGACGGGGCTTCGGGACGGGCTTAGGGAGCCTAGAACGAATGTGCTTCTCGAGTGAGTCCTGCAGCGGCTGGCCGAGTTCGATCTCCTTGTGGATTGCATCAATGAGATCCGCCTTTTTCATCGTGCTATACCCACGAATGCGGTTGTTGTGCTGCCAAGTCCGCACGGCTGATCGCAACTCGCTGACCTTCATCTTCTGCAGTTGCTCGTACGAGACCATCTTACTTTGGATAACAAAAAACTATAATCACCTCCTCTTTGGGATGTCGTGCGGATGAATGCCTTGAAGATGATGTGGCAAAGATATAGCGGCAAGTGTTGTCAGCCGAAGTGGCTGGTTTCCACCCATGGGAACAGCCTGGTTGTAAGGGTTCCGTGCCCTGTTGGCCGCCACCTGCTGCTGGTGGACGAACGGGTGCACCCTCCCCATTTTGTTAACATACCCGTGCCGGTCATAGGTAGCATAAGGCACCGCAGGGGCGACCCTTGGGGGCCTTGGAGGTGCCGGTCCTCTCCTAGCGGATCGGGGCTTCTGCTTTGGTTTTGGGTGTCGGCGTGGAAGTGGAGGTGTTGGTGGCTTTGGAGTGGGCTTCTTCTTTCTCAACGGCATTAATAACCCACGAGATTAAATTTTTTTGACTTTCGCAGGTGTCAAAATATATTTGGAGACAATCCTAGACCTTCCAATACATTGATGCCAGGCCCCGTGGACTACTCCAAAGGTGTTATCTACAAAATCGCACGGCGAGACGGCACAGGCGATTGCTACGTTGGTTCAACAACAAACCTGCGTCAGCGCCGTAGCACCCACAAGTCGAGTTGTTGCAACCCGAACTCCACTCAGCACAACCGCCCCGTCTATCAGTACATACGTGCGAACGGAGGCTGGAGCGATTGGGAGGTGGCACCGATCGAGCAGTGGTCGTGTGCTTCCAAGCAAGAGTTGGAGATCAGGGAGCGGCACTGGATTGATGAGCTCAAGCCTCAACTCAACTGCCAAAAGCCAGCTGCCTGTGCGCTAGCGGGTGGCATGGTTGAATATCAAAAGGAATGGTACCAAGCCAACAAGGAGAAGATCGCCGAACAACAGAAGCAATGGCGAGAAGCCAACAAAGAGAAACAGGCCGAGCAAAAGAAGCAATGGCAAGAAGTCAAAGTCCATTGCGAGTGCGGATCCATCGTAACCAGAGGCAATCTCACTAAGCACCGCAAGAGCGCCAAGCATCAGTGGGTAATGCAGCAAATCAGTGAAAGTGGATCTGTTTGAGGGACTTAGCGCGAGTGATGGCTGTGTATCGAAGGTCTTCGTCCATCCTGCTCCATTCGTAGATTGAGTAGTCTTCTGTTATGGTTTCTCCCTGTGCCTTGTGGGTCGTAGCTGCGTAACCTGGGCGGAAATTATCCCAAAATTGTTTTATGTCAACACGAACATCGTCCTCAAGTATTATCTGTTTGTCTTCCACGCCTTTTACAATCACCAATTCGTTTTTGGGGATGTTGTCTCCAATGTGCTTGGCAGCGATGAGTGGCTGCCCGATCATAACATCCCACCGCTTACCAGCCCACGCGGCCTTGTCGCCGCCAATATCCTTCCATGCCTCTGGCGTGGCAGGTGCAGACCATCGTGCGCCGATCTTTTTGCTAAGCACAAGCTCATTGACACGAACGACGCAGCGATTGCTCCAACAAATGTTGCGATCAGTAATTGTCTTGCTGAATTTGATCGGATGAGTCATCACATTATTGCTGGCCTCTTCGAGTTCTAGATCATACCTAACGTTTGGGCCACGCTTAAGAATGACTCGCTGCCCTTTGCAGATGCGATGGATTTCTGGATGCCTATTGTATTTTTGCTCACCTACGGGTGGGATCTGCCGCCAATCGCCTACAATCATAACGCGACACGTGAGCTGAGAAATGGCGAACCAACACATTCCTGGTATCATACTCTTCTCGTCCAATACAATCAGGTCATAGGCTTTACTCAGTCCGCTAACCACTTTAAGGTCTGGCGTGGTGTCTGTTATTCCCATACCGAATAGTTTGTGAATAGTAGTCCCGTGTAGATTGTTCGCAGCCTTGTTGGTGAATGCGGCACAAGCGACACGCCATCCTTGTTCTTTTGCGAGTTCGATGACTTTGTTAGCGAGATAGGTCTTGCCGTAGCCGCCGGGCGCATCAATCTCACACCCTTGATGTTCTTTCAGCAGAGCGAACACCTCTTCAGCATCGGAGCTGATGAGACCACGATGGTTAGTCCACTTTGGTTGCAGGATCGGAACAGGGGGTGCTTCAGGAACGACATTCAGTTTTTTGATGGTAAGAGCGCAAACGGGTGTATCCTCAGTCTTCAATTGTCCGATGTCATCTCCTAGCGGCGGCGGTATGTGTTCGCCGATGATGGTAAAAGCGTCTCGCTTGCGAAAACCCACTTGTCGCCAATAAGGCTTGAGATGCTGATAGAGTCGCATCAAGCCAAACTGGATTTGTTGAAAGTACATCGGCAGATAGTGTGTGGTGCGGGTGTAAGAGCGAAGATCGCCATAGAGAATGTGTGTTTGATCGGTGTTGGGCGTAAAGATTGGCTTTTGGGCGTGGTAGCGAACGAAATAGTTCATAGCCTCTTGGCTGTTCTCGAACCGCGCCATTCGTCCAAAGCCGCGGCTAGTTTTTGACATGCCGAGAATTCCTGCGACAGTATTCCGAGCAATCTTGTTAAGAGTTTTGTCTGTTTCTGTAGCGGCATCGATGCGATTGAAGAGGCGCATAATGGCTGAATGACTTTTTGTCTTTACTGGAATATAGTAGAGTAGTTGTTCGCGAGTGCAAAGGCGTTCATATAGCATTTTGAGAGTGAATGCGCGGCAGTATAGACCAGAGCCGACCGCCATCCGCATATCATCGGTCTTGATATAATAGAAGCCAAAGGGCAATTCGCCCTGAGGAACAGGCGTGGGAATGCTCTTGAAATCCATTACATACCACGGCTCGGCGGGGCGCACCATGCTGGTGTAGTCTTGACTGCGAATGTCGTAGCAATAAGAGTCCGCTGGGAGTTTGTTGCTTTTGCTCAGCATCTCAAAGAAGTGTGGGGTTGGGCCATAGTGATTGAAATCCTTTTTGGCATTCAGCAGCTCAGTGGTGCTTGGTGGCGGAGACGATTTGTAGGTGCCGAGTTCCTCACCCACCATTTGACTAATTATCGCATTCAGACTTTCGCCGTTCCACGGAGTGTCATTGAGTTCACAAAAGCGTTTTCCAAAGCGCTGAGAGTCAGTCTTAACGATATAGGTTGTGTCAGCAATCTTCATTTGCAAGATCTTGCCGCGGCCATCGAGCTTGATGCTCTTTTGATCTGGAAGCACACCGCTCTTGCTGACGATACTGCAAAGCTCATCCCATGCTCTGCTCTCGGATAGTTCTACAAAAGTTTCAGCAGGGGTCTCGGGGGTTTCATCTGGTTGCTCCGAATCCTTCTTGGGCTCTCCAGTCAGCCGATAAGGCGAGAAACGAGCGCCCAGACTATGCAACTTTTTGCTATCCTCAAGCAGATACCAATGACCGTCCTTGATTAGCATAGCAAGAGGACGATTGGTGCGAGGATTGACAGCAAAATGACAGGCGAGTTTGCAGAGCATTTCATCAATAACATAGACGCTTGTGTTTGTATATTCTCCCCACTTGACAAGCTGAGAGCAATTCACACCATAGTATCGGAGACGATCGGCATGGGTATCCGGCTGATTAGCGACTACATCATCCCAAGACGCATGTTGTGTGCCATTGAATAGATTGAAGACGACGTGCTTTTTGGCCTGTTTGATCCAGCCCTTGATGCGTCCATAGCGGTGTTCGATAGCATAATAGGCGCAGCCATAACTGACACCCTCAGGCATAAAAGCACGTCCGTCCAAGTATCCTGTGAGGATTTCTTGAGTGCCGTTCCCAATCAGATCTTGATGCCCGATTTGCTCGACGATGGAAACGTTGGAGACTTGGTGTGCGAGAACCTCTTTGACTGGTGAGGGTCGGGTGCGGAGATGGTGGATGAATTCATCGACGGCGCGATTGATGGCGTTCTGGGCGGACTGCTTATTTCCAGAAGTAGAAACGTTAACGTTTTCTACAATAGTGGATGACTCACCACTTTGATAAATCACGTTAACGTTAAGAGTAGCGGTTCCGAGCCAAACTCTTGGAACGACTTGGCGATCGACCACACGCATATCGGGGTCAAAATACCACGATGCGCTTCCTTGGCGGATCAATCGGAGGTTGAAAGTCTGGAAGGCTTTCGTGAAACGCCCGTCTTTGAACTGAGCTCGTTTGACACGAGATCCAGAGGCAAGAAAGGCGTTGATGACGCTCTGTTGTGTTTTAAGTGCGCTAGTCTTAACCATTGTGCTCTACTATAGCCTAGATATTCTGTCTAAGCCCATTTGAACGCACCTACGCCTCGGAGATCATGACCTGTCCATCGGCAATACGCATCATCTTGACGGTTTCAACAAAGAACTGGCTTGTCAGTGCTCCACGCTGTGCCGCCACAGCCGCCTCGCCTCGGGCGGTCGTTCCGCCGTTGGCTGGGATTGTACGCTTCATTCGCACGACAATCGGAGCGTCCCCAATCAAGAGAGCGTTCGATGGATCATCACGATTGCCACGCTGCTGGGCGAAGTTGATGCCTAGAGGACGGAATTTGCCTTGGAGGAACTCCTGCGTGCCCGTCTCAGCGACTCCATCCACGGACGGCTGAATGACGTTATCATTGACGGGGTTGTTAGCCGCGAGTTGACCGATCAACTCATACCCATTGGCGGGGATCTTGGCCGAGGCACCATACGTCTGCGAGAGGTAGGTGTAGAAATCGCTCATCAGCGACACATCCCTGTTGAACATCTGCTGATTGTTGACAAACGCATTCATCTCAAGACCGAAGATGCCATCAGACTTGCATACACCCAGCAACTGATTGGCTGCGTAGGGCAACTCGTTCTGGATCATCAGCTTAGTTACACGCTGATTGGCGAAGCCAAGTTCAAAATCGTTAGTCTGTGAGGCTGCGGCAGTTCCAGCAATGGCTGCAGCGTTCTTAATAACAAGATTGGACTGCCGGAAGGGATAGACAACTCCATCTGGCGACATGAAGCTGGAACGCATGGCCTCGAGCATCGGCTCAGGCAACACCAGATACTCGCACATCAGACGAGGCTCGTGAATGGTAATGTTGCCGATAGCGCCGGGCTTGGCCTGACCCGCGAGACAGCAAATCTGATCGCCATCCAGCCGCCACTCCAGCTCGACCACCACAGGATCGCGTAGGAACGTGGGAAGCAGGACATCCTTGAGCGTGGCGAACAGACGATCAAGCGGAACCTGCACCTCCTGCGTCGCCGAAGAGGTGGCGGTCAGTCCACGGTAACCGGCTTCCGTGTAGGTTGGATCGCTGGTGAGGGTCATTAGACCCGCAGCATCATAGGTGTAGCCGTGGTTTCCGCCCTGCAGAACATCCACAATTTCGTTCTGAGCATCGTAAGGAGTGGCGAGGCTCTCGAGAAATGCCTTGCGACCAGCCAATTGGGTCTGCTCGATGAGACCACCGCAGAACAGCCGTGCCTCGGCGATGCTGGTAAGAGCGCCGGGAAAGCGTGGAAAAGACACCCCAGCGTCCGCTGCAGGGTTGAAGTCAGGCCAAGTAGCCTTGAAAATGAGTTTGGTGTTTGGGGCAAGAACGGATCCCTTGGGAACCACGGTGAAACGGGCAATGGCTCGTGTTCCGACGGTGTTGAAACTGTCAGCATTGAGAATGACGGTTTCAACTCGAGTGAATCGGTTTTCGTCAATCAACTGCACAGAAAGCACCTGATCAACCTGAGGGGCTGCGTCAACTCCGTCCATTGCTAATAGCCTAGATTAGTTTTTAATCATTACACCTCCCCGCTACACAGTTGCGGATCATTCCGCGGGGGGTCGTAGGGGGGCGGAGCCCCCTACTTACACCGAAGTCATCACGCCTTGCTGACGATCCACGCGAACCGCCGACTTGCAGAGATAGAACGTGAATGCGCTGAATGGTGTCTGTGTGCCCGGAGCCGACGGCAGCGACAGGTTGGACTTGATATTGAAGCCAAGAGTTGACAACCGAGCACCCACACCATAGCCCTCGACATCGTACGAGCAACCAACCCCGAATACTCCGTTGCCGCCGCTCGTAGCCGTCCAGCCAGAGTTGAGCGAGTTGACCGATGACTTGCCAAAGGCATTCGGGCTCTTCCACGCCGACAGATAGTTGTAGAGGATGACTGGGTTGGTTGATGGCTGCACCGCCTCACTCGCTGCCTGTGCGTCGCGATCATTGAGGATCTCATACGTGAGCGGAACACGCTGTCCGTCCTTGAGGAAGGTAATGTTGTTGATAGCTGGGTTGTACTGGGCGTAGCCGTCCTGTGCGTAGTTGTTGAGATACGAGGACGGGACAAAATGCGTAAATGAAGAGAGCACGGCAGCAAGATTGGTGCGGTGAACCACACTGAAATCAGTAGAGATGATGTTGTTGTAATAAGACTGGTACTGGAGGAATGGAATCAGCGGCTGCGGATTAGCCAACCGGGCAGCCTCGGCTTCCGGCGACTCAACCATGACCGAAGCAATCAGAAGGGGGTTGTGGATCTCATAGTGATACCCACTTGCGGCAGCGCCAAACAGCACCTGTTCGTTCGGTGCGAGTTTGAGTCGGATTGTCAGGCCGCCAAGATCGTTCATTGAGAGCTCAGAGCCACCCAAGAACATACCCGCAACTAGACGGCATGAGAACTCCCTGCCTAGAACCGATCGGAGGCCAATAATCTGCGCCTGTCGCTGTCCCGCAAGAGACACGCCAAGAGGGTTATCGTCAAGCGAGTTGGTAAGCGACTGCGACGTGCAGATGCCGCTGCCTAGGGAACCCTGTTCGTGCGAGAGATGGCTGTCATACATACTCTTGCTGTGAAGAGCCGAGTTGACAGAGGCGTTGCACTGCCCGTAATGCTGGACGTATTCCAGACTGCGACCATAGCCAGTCGATGAAATCTCTAACTCGTCAATGCAAGACTCCACACCCGTGAAGGCGTTGATGGATACGTCAGTTCCAGCGTTCGTCAGGTTCGTGCCTTGAGCGCCATTGGCTACAATCTTGAGAGTGCCAGTGAGCCTCAACTCATCCGCCTGAAGAATACCCTGAGAGCCCATCTGGAAAGTGATCTGCGGAAGACCGCTGCTGTAGCCAAACACCTGTTCGCCAGAGTTAACCGGAGCAACACTCACGAACTGCTTGTTGATAAAGCCTGAGGCCATATTAGATTGAATGTGGAAAATTTTTGTTTGATCGTAGAATTACAACAAAGGTTGCATAATGAATTAGTCCATCACCATAAGTCCCTGCTCCAGAGTTACCGCGAGACGGCGAATGAAACAGACAAACGTCTGAAGCGTTTTGGCTGACACGACATTGGATGTGTGCGTCATCTCAACTCGATAACCGCGATCCATGAGCGACTCGCTCGAGCCTTGGTACGACAGGGAACGAGCCATGGCGAAATTCTCGCGGAATGCTCGGAGCGATTTGCAGTCAATCCCAGCGGCCGACAGAGCCTTGACAAGCTCGGCAAGATGCTCCTGAGCTGGGAACTGCCGAACGGTGTCGCTAGTCCAGTTAGTAATTGACACAGGGCGCTGCGGCTCACGCCGGTTGCCGATGACCGATTGGTAAGTCGCCACATTTCCCACAGCGCCACCCCGATCGCTCTCATAGTCTGTCTGCGCTGCAGCCACTGGAATGCTAATAACAGAGCGAACACGGCTTAGGTAGCTGGGAACCAGATGCGACTGAACGCTGACATTCTCAAGAACATTGTTGACATAGTTAGACCAAGAGATGACATCCATCTGGAAGCCCCCGTCTTGCGCCACACGTCGTGCCGCTCCGGCTCGGTAAGCGGGAGGCAGCTCAATAACACGTGCGACATAGGCGACATTGCTGATCTCGTAGGTGTACGCCTGAGTTGAGGCAGTAAGAGCGCCCTTGTCGGTAGAACCACCCACGCCCGACACGCCACTGTAGCCAAGAGGAGCCTGAATTGTAAGATTCGTACAAGCCACTGCGTTGCCTAGACCACCGATAGCCGTATCCAGCTGGATCTGCAGTTTGCCGTTTCCGCCATTGATCGTCAGAGCATTCACCCGGCGGTAAAAGGTCTGAGTCCCAGCGCCTAGAGTAGCATTCTCAAGAGTTACGATCACCACGTTGCCAACTGCGAAGGGATTACCAGCCAACACCTCGGCATTCGTTGAGCCCCAAGAATAACCAGCGTACTTGGGGTCAGTCGCCTGTTGAAGAGTTACCTCGAGCAGTTCAGTAGCGCCACCGATCTCGCCACCAGCAGACGACGTGATGTTATCCACGGGCACACTGGAGGCAATGCCAGAACCCACAGGCTCAAGCACGTTGGCGCTGGTCTCCAGATCCCACTCGATCGCCATAGCACCAGTCAGGAACAGCGGCAGACCCGTCTTGGACGTGAGAAGTCCAGAAGTCTTCGGCCGAAGAACCTGAGTTGTAGCAATGTTGTTCATGGTCATCGTCCCCGCCTCGGCATCGTACGCCTCGACAAATGGAGTAGGGTTCTGGCTAACGTAGTCGCTGCCATGAGAAAAAACGGAGTCAATACCCTTGGTGGCCACGTCGGTCTCATAGGCACGACGGAACTGCTCCAGCACGTTGGCATTCTGCACCGTTTCAACTCCTCGCTGATCCATTGTGATACGAATGTTGCGCATGATCTGCTCTGCGCCACACGAGTTGGAAAGAGCCATCTTGAAGGTGTTGACACCTGAGGCGGCGCCCCCAGCCTCGGCCGGAGCGTTGACCTTCATGTCGCACTGAATGTAGGAATTGAAGGGATCCACCATCGCCACGGATGGCGGGATGTTGATACGCACACGGCTGTTGTTCTGAGGATCGAAAACAGAACCAGCGGCATCGCTAATGATCCGCGTAGAGTAGTTGGCAACAGGCAGGGAGCCTCCAGCGTTCGCAGACAGCATCTCTTATTATCGCTCAACAAAATTTGTGGGCGGGTTAGTAGTGTTCGGGAGATATTCCCACGAATCTCTCGCCCCCTAGAGGAGTGTTATGTGGATCGTTTGTTGAGGCTCCATAATGTGGCCGTGGAAGCACCTTCGGCGGAATCGGGAAGTAGTCGGGTGCAGTGCCAAGCCGAGGATTAGTGAAAGCTTCAGGCTTTTTTTGGGCGGCAGCGCTTTGATAGTTTCCCATTCTATTACTAATTACCTAGATTTTCTATGTCCTCAAAAGCCTTTGTAGGGGGCTACGCCCCCTTACGATCCCCCCTAATGACTCTGGGGTGCGGGGTGGAACCCCCCGCAAGATCAAGCAAGACTTGATAATAGTTCTCACGGTGATGAATTAAAAACGAATACTCACCAGCACATCTCACCCAAATGAGATTGTATTTGATCGCCATGAGCGTTCGGTGAAAGTTGAGCTGGTGAACCTGTCTTGCGATCAAGTCTCCCAATTCAACTGGTAAATAATGACTCAACACTTCGTCCATTGCATTATGTTTTGATTATTCGCTGTGGTACACAGCAGTGAGATCAAAAGAAAATGTGTCAGCCACGTAATCCGCCTTAAGGATCACGTCTCCCAGTGCTGGCGTTTTTGCACCGGCAGGGCTCGTCAGAGTGGTTCCAGTGTTAATGGCCGCCACCGCCGACTCCTTGACCGAAGTGATCGCACCAACCACGCTACCTGTGTCCTGATAAAACGTAAGAGACGAAGGCTGAAAGTTATCAGACACCACGACACCGTCGTTGGCGTTCTGAACTCCCACCCGGCGGTTCCACAAATAAGAAATGTCCGCGTTTGTTCCGTCAATCCGCGTGATGATACCCAGTCTCAAAATGCATTCTGCCGTGCCCGAAGCGAAGTTGACACTCGCCGTCAGATGATCGATATCGATTAACGTATTTTGCTGATGCGGCCACTCACCACCCGAGTTGTCAAGATCAATCAACAGATAATACGTGTCAGCCGCCAATGCCGTTCCAGAAATACACGCAAGAGACTTGCGGTTACCAGCCAGTGTGTTGGTTATCAATTCACTCCCGCCCGTGATTGACACGAAATTACCAGACGTGTCCGTGATAATGCTTCTCTGCGTGATTGCCCGATCAGCCATGAGTTATTGTAGACGTAGAATATTTGCGCGGGGGGTTCAGGCCTTGAAAGCGCCAGTAGCAGTTACCTGCACCCCAGCAGCACTCATATCAAGTCGCACATAACGCGCAGCAGACGACAAGTGTATGTGGAAATCGTCAGACCCAGTCGCAGTATAAGACCACTGACTAGCGATCCAGTTGCTGTTGTCTTGGGAGATCTCCACCTGAAGAGTGCACGCGCCATCGACCACTCCAAACAGATCAACCACACTAGCATACTGACAATCAAGAGCGGCGCTCTTGCCCGATGCGCCCGGTGTAGCAGCATTCCATAGATTGGCGTGTGAACCACCTGCTGGACGCACTGTCTGCTCTGAACTCACCACATCAGAGTTGGTAAGCGCACGAATATCCAGCGCAGTTGCATCCACCGTCAGACTTGACCCGCCATCATCAACAGTGAGAACGCCAGTGCTATCGTTGGCGATAGTTACTCGCAATGCAGTTGCCTCGACCCCGCCACCCACCACAGCAAGGCTATCTGTATTCAACTCAATGTCCGTCAGAGAAGCATTTCCACTAGTCTGAAGAGCGGATGTACTGGCACCGGTAGGTAGTGGAAGAGTTGCCGCAGAGACAGGCTGAGTTACCGCCGACCCATCCACCACGACTGCGGTCATACCAGCAATGCCTTGCACCGAAATCACGTCAGCGCTTGATGTTCCAGCCGTTCCGAGCGCGGGCTGCTTGGCCTCTGTGGCTACGCCGCCACGATCGACAATATCCACCTGCATTTCAGTGCCGCTGACAGCCCCAGCAATGGTGGTTGTGTCTGCTTCAACAAGCAACAGAGTGGCCTCGGTCGCCAGAGCAGCCCCACCCGATGTAACTGGGATTGCGCTCTGATCCGACGCAATCGCCACCGGCACCGATGCCGCCATCAATGCCTGACCCAGAGCAGGGGTTTTGCCGTCAATGCTGGTCGTGTCTCCAGCGATCGTATTCGTATCAGCCAAGACCAGCTGTTGCGTCGCCTCAAGGCTGAGTGAGCCTTCGTTCGTGAAATTCACCTCCAGATGTCCGTTCGTGTCGCATCGCAGTGTTCGCAATACCGATCCATCATTAGCCATGACCTGCACCTGTTGCGCACTTGCGGCTGTTCCGGCTGCTCCTGCCGTGATTTCATCGTTTTGAACCTTGAGACGCTGCGATGTTGACTGGACGAATGTTTGAAGGCCAGATGTTTCGTCGAGTGCCTTGACAAGGCTATGCTGCTGATGACGCGCATCAACAATGCTTTTTCGCGACACGGGCATCTTGTCCTATGCTGTGATTAAAAATTTGTAGTGGGCTATTCTAAAAATTCATCATCCCCCCACTTCTGTCAACTCGTGTATCCAATACCGGCGCTGTGCCGAGACCTGGGGCTTGCATTGGAGCGCCTAGCATATCCACAGCCTTTGTCAACTGGTTTTGCTTAACTTCTTGTTCCTTTTGTTCCTTATCCCCTTGAATGATTGATTCAATGCCAAATCCAAGTCCAGCCACATCGGCTAGAGGGCCCAGAGCCTCGAAAGCGGTACCCAATAGGCCACTGATTCCGCTCAGTCCTCGTGCTACAGCCTGAGTTGCTTCATCGCCCAACACGCTCCGCATTCCCAGATCCACAGCATCGCTATCCATTCCCTCGGTGTCAATGCCAAATTGCTTACCCAACTCATCCAAATGATCTTGGTTGATGATCGTACCAGTGTCAAGCTGTCGCTGAGCCGCTCCGGCAAGATCGGCTTGATAAGGAGCCGTTGCCGATGAAATTCGTGTCCGAACACCTTGCATAAAGTCTTGTCCCAAGCTCTGAGCCGTATTGACTGCCCTGCCAACTCGTTGTGCCACAGCCTGTGCCGCCTCTTGAACTGCCCCGCCAACTCGCCCAGCAACGTCTTGCGCTCCTTCCACTGCGCTGCCAACTCGTTGAGTAAAAGTTGGCGCACGAACTTCCATTGGCAATTCGCCGTCCGCACCAAATTCCCCCCCACGAGCTGCAGCCCTCATACCCGGCTGGAATGGATCTGGAATATCATCTGCCTCAGCAGGTGCAGCAGGTTCAGTAGTCATAACTTCTGTAGATGGAACAGGTTCGCCAACGAAAGCTTCAGGCAATTCGGAGGGCTCAGCTTCAGGCAATTCGGAGGGCTCTTCAATATCGGCCTGTTGACGACCAGATGGCATCAGCCCCTCCTCATCTAACCTTTGTTGTACCGCCGTCATCAACGTCCTTCGAGCCTGTAGAACATCCTCTGGATTGGCGTCAGGATTAGAAGCCACCTCGTTGAGTCTGTCTTGCTCTGGTTGAGTACTCGCCCTAATACGATTTTTTGCATCAGCGCTCATACCCCGCAGAGTGTTTTGCGCGTTCTGAAATCGTGTCAACTCATCTGGATTGAATAACCTTAGACCACGACCACGTGCAGCCTTCAATGAGTCATCCATCACCTGAGAAAACTTAGCGGCGGCCGCTGCCTTAGCTCGCGTTGCTAGACGTGGCAGTATACTTTTTTGCACAATCGCCTTCAAGCCACCTGCTGAGCCAAGACTAATCCCCATCGCGCTCTCATCCTTCTTCTCCGGCAGCTCACCCGCCACCGCGTCGAGTTGATCCTGCTGCCCCAGCAAGGACGCTTTGGCCTCTTGTAGCCCCTCATCACGTAACTGCGCTGCCTGAAGCCGTTGGCCTATGTTTCCCATGCTCTCCATATAAGCCTGTCTGGCGTACGACATCTCTTATATATGCCTAGCAAAAACTGGGGGCGCAGCCCAGAGAGTTAACAGCCCCCCTACTCATCTTCATCATCAAACTCAGGTGGCTTCAAATAGGGTAGCTGACCCACCTCTTCCTCCAGCTGATAACGTTTGTAAAATTCCTTTGCCCTCTTGACATATTCTGCCCGTGCTTCTCCCTCTTCTGGTTTCAGTGCAAATCCTGGTTTTGACGTTTTGAGACGCTTTGCAATCTGTTTCGTTTGCCTCTCTGTTTTGGCTTGTTCCACACGCTCCGCCGTGGTTACCGACTCTCCACGAACCCGACCACGTGTCTTTGCCGGCGGCGCTGGTGCTCCACGCTCGGGATCTCCCATGGCTGATGTAGCAACAGATGTTCCAATTCCACTTTCAATCTCTCCCCCTGTCAACTGCGGTAACTCAGCCACCACCTGTATCGCAGCCTCAAGCGGATCCGTCTGCGTCTGCACGTCCGTATCAAACAATTGCTCGATTACCTCCATCTGCCGCTCTGGCGTAGGACGAATGCCGTTTTGTCGCAATGCCCCACCCACCAACTCTTGCAAATTCTGAAACCATTCATCCTGTATAGACCACAATGGTGGAGATGGATCAGCGGGGACTGGATTGTACCGATCCACTTGGAAAATGATGCTTGAGTAACTCGAGATCAGTCCAGGGTAACTCATATCGGGATTGAGGATTTCCACCGTGATGGACGTAAGAAACCGATCATGTTCAATGTAAAACGATTGCGACGACGGGTACGACATATAGAAATCGTTGTCCGAGTTGAGCTTGTTGACGACACCCATAATCGGCAAACGCTGTCCGTTGCCGCGGGTGGTATAAAAATTTGATCCAGTGATGATATCCGACAGCACGAAAAAGTAAGCCCATTCCGTTTTGATTGGCAGAGCATCGGCAACAATCAAACTAGTGTCAGCTTGAACTGAATAGGCAGTACTCATCTCTTTGTCAGGATTGTATTGCTGTTCGCTGACTAAATATTTAGCAACGGTATCAGCAGTTACCAATACCTCAAACTGCCTTGGCCGACCGGCCGTGTCAACTACACCCCCAGCTCCAACAGCATGTCCGTTCAAATTCAATGAACCGAAAGAACTGTCTTCATACCCAGCAGGAACAGATGTATTACTTCCTTTGGAGTCATTAACTAAATCCAGTGGATTCGGACGATTAGCCGCAGGTTCCCCGGCCGCGATAATGTTGAACGTGCTATCAATCTCATTTCGCGTCGTGCTATCCCATTCTGTCGGACGATTGATGAATCCCAACTTCGTCCAAAACTTATTTCCAACCGGCTCCACTTTATTAAAGTACCACTCATTCCCATCAAGATCCTGATTGTTCGGCAATCCAACACGAGCCAACATCTCCAGTGGGGTCTCGCCGTAAATACCCTTGTAACCCGCCCATTGACGAATTCTAATGCCCGTAGATCGCGTCTGGTTCTGTTTGTAGGGGACAGCAGGAAGATAGATGTTAACACTTGGTGTGCCGCCCACATTGTCTGCTGTGCCATCATCGAACGAAAAGCGGCCAATATGCATATTTCCAATAGTCATGCGAGACTGAGTTGTGTCCCAACCAAATGTGATGTCATTCGCTCCCGCCCACTGCGATATCACTGCCTGTTTCACTCCTGCTCCATCATCATAATAAATCATAGGATAGCCCACAACTGCTCCATAATTGTTATATGACTTTGCAAACTGCGGATTCAACGTCTGATCATAGTCTTCAAGCCCAGCCAACACCGGATCATTGCTGGGAATTCGATCAGTCCCTGTGCCATCTTTAAAAGCCACTGGCTTGTTAACCGATGTCCCCGCACCACGAAAGTAGATCTGAACATCATCTCTTGTTATAGTTGTTGGAGCGCCCCATGCCGAACTATTTCTTGGAGTTACCCCCACGTTTTCATAGTTATCGTACAAGGAGAAATTGCCGCGAAGATCAGCGCCCGATACGCCACCCATTTGCCAGATCCCGCCAGTAAAGACCTCACCAAAGTCTTTCACATTGTGAACTGGGATGCATAAGCGGTTCTGAGGCAGTCCAAATCCTGCCGTTCCCTCAATCTCCTCTCCAGTTACACTATCCCTGATATTTTGAAGAGCATGTGTTTGCTCTGTCAGAGCTGTTGCAATATCTTCTGGACTATTCCACGTCTCATTGATCTCAAATGAAAATTGTTCGCGATGCAATCTGTCTGTAAATAGCGTCTCATAAAGAGGAGCGCCACCATTCGGATCATTCGCCACGTTTTCATCGAATCCAATGCGACCATACACAGAATAGGGAATGTCAAATGGATTGCGAGTTTGGTTGCCAGTTACTTCATAATTCGCTGGTGGCGTTCCGTTAAAAAAGTAATATGCAGCACCAACACCAACAAATGGGTTATTTAGTTTTTGACCCGCATCTAAGTTCAACCCATACTGATTCTGATTGATTGGACGCACCGTAATCCCGTTAATCATCTTGCCGCAGAAGAAAATCTGGTGTGGATAGTTGTCATCATTCACGATTTGGAGAGCCCCAAAGATTGATGGCCCAACCTGAGCCGGAGGGTTCAGTGCATTCCAGTTTTGTTCGATGCATGGATAGAAACCATATCCGTCAAAATTCAATCTGTTTCGACTAGGAACAGACAGAGCACCATCTCCGCCATACAGCAAATGATAGTTGTAAGCCGTCCCATTCCAAGTCCTCAAACACAACATTCGCGACTGCGAATTAAGGTTCCAGACATCCGCAACACTTAATATGGAGCCAACGGCTGACGACACTTGCAAAATTATTTCATATTCATCACCCAACTCCCAATTCGTGAAATCAACTGGCGCGAATTGCTCTATTCTGACCTTGAATATTGCATCCTCAACCCGTTTGTCTTGCAGCACCAATGCCTGATAATTGAAAGTATTAATATTGTATGGGCCACCTGCCTCTGGCCCCTCTGCATCAGGATAGACAACTGCCGCCTGAGTTAACGTCGTTCCCTCAAGACTAGTCCAGACTGTCTCATCAAACACTGGAGGATATACAAAACGATCTCCCTGAGCCCCCCATTGGCTTTCCAATCCCACTCCCAGATCATACAACTCCCCGCTCACTGTTGCCGATGTTACTCCAATCTCCTCCATAATTCCTGACAAATTGGTTATTGTAGCATACCAACCATTCGGCAATCCATTCGGTGTGCCCTGAAACCATCGCGCCACCGTGAATGCAATATTCCATATTGGATCATTATAATAACTTGGAAAGCCATACCCGTTTCCAATGTCTTGCGCTATCAACTGATACGAGGAGCCGGGCATCAACATATTTCTAGCATCAAAAGCTGGATCCAACACACCATTGGGGGCTGTTCCCGGATCTAATTGCACTATCGACAGCAATGAAGAACCTGTATCCGTATCATTGTCCCTGTATAACCGAATAGCGTAATAGAGTGAGTTGAAGTCGCCAGTGCTGACAGGGACATTCCCATTCCCATGATCCACTTTCGTACCATAGTACTCGAGCGGGAAGTATGGATCTTGATGATATTGCGCGACCAGTGTACGAGCTCCCGCATCAAATGTGAACTTTTCGGCCTGAATATCATAGCGATACAAGAGACAATCGTTATTCGTTACATCCCATTTGAAGATACCCGGACCCTCGTTGACATTCACCTCGCTCCTCTTGTCATTGCAACCATCATTTACCACGTAGTAATCAAATAACCATGTCGCCTTGTTATCTTGATCGGGCGACGTTTCATCGAGCTCAAACTGGATCAGATCGCCTACGCCAACCGAGGACAGATATGCCGAGTTGATACTCACTCGATCGCCCACTTTCAGATCTATGCCATTGTTGAAGGTCGTTGTCCATCGGTTCAAAGCATTATTCAAACCATCCTGATAGTTAGCTGTTGCTCGGTTGCACTCAATAAGAAACGTTTGCGGAATGGCTTCCATTTCTGGTGGTGGCTGTTCGTTTTGTTGAGACTGCGACGTTATTCGCAAAGGCGGCATTTCTATTCTATAGCACAATAAAAAGGGAGATGTACTGCGCCATCTGTTCTTCAAAAACTACAACCGCCCATTGGGAAACTTACCTAGGCTACCTGTGCTCCAAGTGTCGCCGCATCTCTAAGGCTAAGATCGAAGAACACATCACAAAACGGGCTGAAGAAAATCTTCCGTTCATCATGGGAGAAATAGCTAAAATTAATATCCCATACCCACACAGAGATGGAGTGGGCGAAGCGTCAAGCACAGGACATCAGCAAGGAAGTCCAGCGCAAACAGAAGACCAAGATTGAACCCACATCGATTCGTGTTTTACACGGCAAGTTCTCCTATCACGACGCTCCATTCATCATGCCTTCATTTGTGAGACCCGGCATTCTTCGCTAGTGCAAATACATCCTTCTCTTTGATTTTTGGCTTTGGCTTTGGTCGTGTTACCTTATTCTCTTTCTGTTTGTCCCAATCTGCATCACCAGTTCTAGGTCGGCGTATAATCGGCACGTCCATATTATGTTAGCAGAATATAAGATGGTGATCGTGTCGCTCTACTACGACGGAACCAATCCTAACGGTTGGACTCAAGATCTAACCGAAACTCTGCTCTTGCCCCGCCACAGCAATGTTCGTCTGCTTAAGGCTGTCGTGCCGCACGGAAAAGGTGTCAACATCACGGCCGTCGACGCTCTGGATCTCTACGTCAACGACGATAACGCTGACCCGATAATCATCAATTTGCCGAGCACCGGCAACAAGACTATTCAGGAGGTCGTCTCCGAACTCAATGCTGCCGCCGCTACTGCTATTGCCGCCGAGGGTGTTACCAACTGCGAGTTCCTTGCTCGTTATGACTCCACCAAGGGACATGGACCCGGAGCCTTCGTTTTTGATGTGAAGCTCACATCCAAGTTCTACAACATTATTCGCACCATTGATTTTTCAACTGCCCCTTGGAATGGTGCTAACTTCGTGGAGTCAGAAATCAATACCAATCGCCTTGATTCAGCCACCTACCAAAGCACCAACACCGCTCTTGGCGTTATCGATATTCAGGCCAGTGGAGGAGGTGGTGCCGTTTCCTCTTGGGCGAATGCATTCGTTCTTGGAACAGACAACGAAACAGCGCCCGGCTATCTCGACACTTGGTTCAAGGGTACGACCGACAGCACTCTGGCTCAGCCTCCTGACCCACGAGATGATTTCGGTGCCCTCGCTTGGACGGTTCAGCATGGCGGTCTCAACGATGGTGGTGGCGCTCAGTCTTTCTGGATGGGGCTGACAGCCAACACCACCACAACTCTCGTAGGCGGCATTACTACCAACGCCAGTCTCGCTGAAATTACCAACATCAACGAAGCGTGTGTCGTTTGCTTTCTCTCTGGTGAAACGAGCGGTACATTCGTAAAAGGCACTCTCTATGTCTACGAACGATTGGAGGATGGATCACTGGGCGAAACACACGAATATGCTGGAGTTGACAATGGCGATGAGCTAGGCATCACCTTTCATAGTGGGGAGCCTTGTATTATTTGGCGACGCGCCGATGGTCAGACTGCATGGCAGCGCATCTTGCCTAACCAAGGCGCACAGCGTGGTCTAGTTGACATTGCACCCATCTACGCTTGTGGCGGCTTCTACGATGCTGCTGTCGGAACTAATCAGGCAGACCTGCAAATTGACAATATTGGCGGTTCATTCGCACAGGGATTACGAGTGGCCGAGTACGGCGAGTACATCCAGATTGATTTGGACTCGGATTTTGCAAACACGATTGGCTTCAACGATGACACGCGAACCGTTGATGGGCCCGAACTGATTTGGGGCAACGATCAGGATATTTCAATCGTGGAGGCCTCCGAGGATTGCCCCGCAGTCAACGTCATCATCCGCAACCTTCCAATTCGGTCATGGTGCAACAACAATACCATTCGCACTGGTCTCTCAACTCAAGGTGTGATTGGCTGTCTCTCTCGTTATGATGAGAGCGGCCAACTCTCCGCTTCCAATGCTCTCGCCCAATACTACCCCGTGTCATCTGGAGTTGAGATTCGGAATGCCGAAGAGTTACCCATCACCCAGTTGACAATAGAGTATCGCGATGTTGACGGCAAGGTGCCCACCGATCTATCATCGCCCCAGTGGCTGATGCTTGAGTTCTCCAGCGCTAAGTAATAGCGGGGGGTTCCACCCCGCACCCCAAAGTTAATATGGGGGATCATAAGGGGGCGCAGCCCCCTATAATATTTCCACACATTTCCACAAATTCCTCACGATATTTTCTAGGTCTAACACAAGATGCCAGTGCCAATGCTTGATGAGATGGTGGAGTTGGCCGCCGAGCCCGAGCCTCAACCCGAGCCCGAGCCCGAGCCCGAGAAACCGGTCGTCGAGACGATGGTATTCGACGAGCAGCAGGAAAAGGAAGACAAGCGCAAACGTTTGCTAGAGCAACTTGCTAAGGCACGAGCAAAGTCAGCCGAGATACGTAAGGCAAAGGCTGCGGCCAAGCCAAAAAAGAAGAAACAGCCCCGCATTCCCACCCCCGAGCCAGTTGAGGATGATCCGCCGCCCCAGCCAACGACCAATCCACCAACCCCATCCAACCAACATGCGACTACTAATATAGACTACGATTTGTTGGCTCAAAAGGTTCACGATAAGTATCTAGGCTACAAAAAGTCCAAGGTCAAGGCTGCACCCGCTCCCGCTGCAGCTCCCGCTCCCGCCGCTCCCGCTATGAACTTAGAGGAGTTCGAAAGGCGGATCCGCGCAGAAGAACGACAAGGCTTCACCGAAGCCGTCAAGGCCAAAGAACTAGAGCGAAAGAGATTAGCAGCCGCTAACAAGGCTTACTACGGGCGGTTTCCTGCTCCCGATCTAACAAATTCCAAAAAGTATTGGGACAATTATTTCCAGTGATAAAGACAAGGATGGTGTGTTCCCATTGCAATCAGCCAGGGCATAACCGGTTGACATGCCCTTCAAGAGATGAACCACGCGCAGAGCCACAAACTCATTACCAGCGCAACAGAGAGACAATTATTGACCGAGTCAAGAAGCGATATCGCGAACAGCCCGACGTGTGTCGCGCCTACGCTCGTGAATACTACTGGAGGACTAAGTTAGAACAGGAAGTCAATGCCGAGACTGGATCGCAGAGTTGACGTTATACGACAGCAAGACCGCTATCATCGCCTATACAAATATCGCCGACCGCAGGAGCCAAAGAAAACAGTTGAAGAACAGCCAAAGTTGAATGTTCTTCAATTACTAAATTCTGCCGCTAAATCAGATGCAGATCAAACCAAGCACTCGCAAGGGCTACAAGTTGATGGCGGTGTTTGATAACCCGAAGAAAACGATTCATTTCGGACTGGCTGGTGCTAGTGATTACACTCAGCACAAAGACAAACAGCGTCGTGAACGTTATCTCTCACGACACCGAGCAAGGGAGGATTGGAACAATCCGCGAACAGCAGGAGCTCTGAGTAGATGGATATTGTGGGGGGATAGCACCAATCTCCAGACGAACATTCGCGCCTTCAAGAAGAAGTTTGGGTTGAAGTAGATTTAAACTGCAGTGATGCGATTTCCAAACTCACGCAGTTGATTAACTAACTCTGTCAAGTCCTCCAGCTGGCTGGTGAGACTATCCAGACGTTCCACGCTAATATGCTCGATGGTCTGGTTCATGCATTCGCTCCGACAACATGACACTGCCCGTAGAAAGTTCTTGAACGCAATAACAAGTCTCTTCATATAGTAGCGATGGAAAAGAAACTGCAAAGCAGCCTCGCCTTCTTTCCGGTGTGCGACGATACCGAGGCATTTCAACTCAAGCGCGAGTTCCCAGAGCCGCTACAAGCGCCGCCATTCATCGGCGTGTTGCTTGGCTCACGTGGCGCATCCAAGAGCACGATTCTAAGCAACCTCATGCTCCGCTCTTGCTTTTGGGGCGAATGCAAAGGTAAGCCCGACACGTTCGACCAGATCATTCTAATCAGTCCAACTCTAGGCCAAGATCAGACTGGAAGGTTCTTAGCCAAGAAAGCTTCCGCCACCTATCCAGAATATGATGACGGAATCATTAACGGGTTGATCGAGTTCCAGAGCAGCATTCCTAAGAAAGAACGCCACCATCTTTGCCTGATCTTAGATGATCTTACAGCCTCCAGCAACTACAAACCCAACAGCGCAGTGAATAGGCTATGCTCTATTCACAGGCATCTCAGCATCAGTATTCTGTTCCTCATCCACCGAGTTAATGCAATTCCACCAGTGGTTCGCAATTGTTATACTTTCATGCACTGCTTACGAATGCCTAGCGCTTCCGAACAGCAGAAGCTCTTTGAAGATCACTTATCCTTTCTTGCCGATAAGAAACAAATCAAGGCTCTATACGATTATGCAACCGCAGAGCCCTACAACTCGCTCTATGTCGATGCAGTCAAATGTTCGGCTTGGAAGTGGGGCAAGGACGAACCCGAGTTCCTGTGGAAGAAGTTCCGAGACGATGGCGGATACAGCGATCCCGTGCCGATTCCATTTCACGGCTTTTCTGGCACCGAGGAAGCGTCAACTCGCACATAACGGGGCGACCGCCTCGGCTCCGGCTTAGATGGCTCCGACGGCGTGAAAATCCAACATAGCCAATCCACAACCCACATCGTATAATATATTCTTATAATAATGGTCTTTGGCGCTGACGCATTGCTCTTGCTAGGTGTCGCATCGTTCCTTGCCGGTTGCGGTATTGGGCGATGCGTGTGGCATTGCTGCTGCGATTAAAAAAATCAATTGCTATCTTAATGACTTGCCAGTTTTGTCGCGAAATCAGCAATGTTATGTTTTGGTTGGAAGCCGAACGACCTGACCTTGCAAAAGAGGCTTTCATCGAGTCTCTTCTTATCTACACGCCTAGCCAGAAGCACCGGCGTTGGGTAGATACCATAGCCGAATCATTTGGGCTCACCACCGACGATTTGTGGTTATGACTCTTGATCTGTATAGATCCAACGGCGCACGTAGTTTGCTGTGGTATTCAGATGCTTATTTGCGCTATTCCAATTAAGGATGTCATGCGCCGACACCTCGATCACTGGTATGCCTTTGAGATAGTCTAATTGTTCCAGCCGATACAATTTGTCATCACTAACAGGATGTTTGTAGCAAATCTCGATGATCCCCATCAACTTGCTGCCGTCCAAAATTGCAAGATCCGCAATCGCCAGAGGCAATCTACCCCGCGGGTAGCTCTTCGGAATTTGCTCCTGCTCCGTCCAATGACACTGCCGTCGGTGCAGTGGGTATTCCATCAACACTCTCGGCTGCTTGAGTCGTGCAAACTCTATGGGACGACCCCACACACCATTCTCTTGCCTCCAGAAGCGAAACGACTGCGGCAGATGCTCACACAATGCATCACGCAATAACTCTTTCGCATATTTGTGGGCGAATGATTCGTTGTTGCACCAAGCCATTTGTCTGATTTGCCTAGATAGTATATTTCTAAAACCTTTTTCTAATCACGGACACTGAGCCACACTGAGACGAACCAAAGTGGTTCAATTCTCTATCTATAAAAGCTGTCAAGTTGGAATAGGGATTATTAAATAGTATTGGCTGGAGTAATCTATTGGGTACCTGTTGGCTCGCAAGGGGCTACGCGGGGGGTTCCACCCCGCACCCCAGAGTCATTAGGAGGGATCGTAAGGGGGCGCAGCCCCCTACGCGACTGCCCCGTCTGGATCGGTTTTTACATCATACGATTTGACACTGAGCCACACTGAGACTATTCCAAGTGGCTCAAATCTCACTCTATATATGCTGCCAGAATTAGACAGGATTGAGAATTGACACTAGTCAGTGCGAGCAATTGTCGGTTTTGCTTCGGGTTTCGCTCGAGTTCTCTATTGTGTGCTGAAAAGCGCGCTACTGGACCTGCCCCCCCCC